ATCAATGTTTCAACCTACTATCAACAAACAACTTAAGGAGTTCAAGTGCCTACCACAGTAATTACGGGCAGAGATGTTACCTTCACAATCGGTGGTAACACTTTCGATGCTCAAGCAACAAGTGCAGTTCTAACTGGCGAAATGAATCGCCAAACCTACGAAACTTTAGACGGCAAGGCTTTCAAAGTTATCGATAACAATTTCACACTAGCTGTTGAAATGTTAGCCGACTGGGGCGCAACTGGATCACTTTGTGAGATCCTATGGGGCGTTGCAGAGTCAGCACCAGACACAGCAATTAGCACAGTTTTCACAGCTACATCAGGCGCAGTATTTACTTTCCAAGTATTGCCAATGTGGCCTTCAGCTGGTGGAACTGCACCAGATGCACAGACTGTATCTTTGACATTCCAAGTAATCGGAGTGCCAGCAGAAAACTTCGCTTAACAATTAGAAACGGGAGCAACTAATGAAACTACCAATTACAATTTCATATAACTCAGGCGAAGAAGTTACTTATGTAGCCCAACCGCCTGAGTGGCAAAAATGGGAACAAAAGACTGGGAACATAATCGGTCAAGCATCTGAAAAGATGGGCATAAGTGATCTTATGTTTTTGGCTTATCATGCACATAAGAGAGAAGCTGCTGGCAAGGCAGTTAAACCTTATGAAACATGGTGCGAAACTGTAACCGATGTTCAAGTCGGTGATGCAAACCCAAAAGCCACAGAGAAGGAAGCCTAAGTCGGTTATTGGTTCAGCTATCAATAGCGACTCAAATACCAATGAGTGAATGGGTTGATGCGGACGACATAATTACAGCTATCGAGATATTGGAGCAGAGGAATGGCGAATGACACAATCGCATATAACAAAGCCGACCTGCGCGATATTTACAAAGCGTTCAAACTTATGGATGAAACTGCAACCGATGAAGCAAAACGCCAATCTGCTGCTCTGGCGTATTTTGCATCTGAGGAAATTAAAGCGGCAGCTGCGAATAGAACAAAGTCAGGCATCGCAGCGAAAAGAATTGCAGATGGCGTTAAAGTTTCAAAAACAAGCAAAGTTGGTGAGTTCCGTTATGGTTTCGCATCACAAAGGTTTTCAGGTGGGGCTACGACTCAAACCTTATGGGGTGGTATGGAGTTTGGATCAAATAAGTTGAAACAGTTCCCTACATATTCTGGACGGCAAGGCAGAGGTAGTCGAGGATGGTTTATCTATCCAACCCTTCGCAGAATTCAGCCTGAATTGATTAATAAATGGGAAGAATCATTTAGTAGAATTATTAAGGAATGGGTCTAATGGCAAGAGATAACAGAACATTAAAACTATCGATACTTGCCGATGTTGATGACCTAAAAAAGAAACTAGGCGAAGCCGATAAGGCCGTTGAAAGCAACGCTGACAAAATTGCAGATTTTGGTAAGAAGGCTGCTGCTGCTTTTGCGATTGCTGGAGCTGCTATTGGTGCATTTGCCGTATCAGCTGTTAAAGCTGCTGCTGAGGATGAGAAGGCTAGAAAATCCCTTGAGCAGACAATCAGAGCCAATACTAGGGCTACTGAGGATCAGATCAAAGGTATTGATGTTTATATTACAAAACAGGCAATTGCAACTGCTACCACCGATGATATTTTAAGGCCAGCCTTATCTCGTTTAATTCGTTCGACTCAAGATGTTACTAAGGCACAGGAATTATTAAGCCTTGCTCAAGAAATAAGTGTTGCCACAGGTAAGCCACTTGAGGCCGTTACAAACGCCTTAGGAAGGGCATATGACGGCTCAAACACAGCTTTAGGTAAGTTAGGTCTAGGAATTGATGCAGCTTCATTAAAGAGCAGGTCATTTGATGATATAACCAAAGAATTAAAGCAAACATATAATGGCTTTATTGCTAATGAAGCAACCAATGCTGAATTTAAGTTTAGACAATTAACAATTGCTTTAGATGAGAGTAGAGAAAAAATAGGAGAAGCATTACTACCTATTGTTGTTAAATTTGCTGATTATTTATTATTAGTAGTTGTTCCTAATATCCAAGCATTTGTTGCTGGCTTAACAGGTGATAACTCAGTTACATCTGGAATCACTAAAGCTACCGAAGCAGCATTTAAGTTTGGTGAACAACTAAGATCAACTATTGGATTTGTCATAAGCATTAAAGATGAATTGGTTGTATTAGGTTCAGTGATTGCCGGTATATTTGTGGCTAGTAAAGTGGTTGCGTTTGTTACCGCTATTGGAACTTTAATTACAGCCATGAAAACATTACGAACAGCAGCAGCCGGAGCAGGTATTGCAGTCGCGTTTGCAACCGGTGGAGGGTCAGTAGCAGCAGCAGGAGCAGCCTTAGCAGCTGTGGCAGTTACCTATGGATTATCTAAACTTGCTGCTGGTGGCGATGATGATACCGGTAATTTTGGTGGTGGCGGATTTGGTCAATTAAGTGGCTTAACTGCTGGTGGTTTTGGTGGTGCTACTGGCGGCGCAGGTGGTGGAGCAGGTGGTTTTGGTGGTGGCGGAACAGGTGGAACTGGCGGTGGTGGCGGTGGAACAATCGGTGGTGCAGCCGGTGCAACTAGCTTAAAAGATTTAACAGATAAATTAGTTAGAGTTCAAGATCAATTTGCAGATTTAACATTCCAAGTTGCTACTGGTGGTATATCTAAATCAGCTGCACAAAAACAGTTTGATGTGCTTCAATCCCAATTTAGAGTTTTGGAAAAGCAAGGGAAAACTTTGGCTGAAAATCCAACTATTATCAATAACATTTCAATTAGCACAATTGATCCTGAAGGTGCTGCTAGAACTACTGCTAAATACATAAATGAAAGCGCAGCCCGATCAACAGGTTCAATTACCTTTGATGCAGTTAGAGCAAAAGTCGGCTAATGTCTGATTTTTCACCAGTCTGGAAATTAACTGTCGGTGGTGTTGATTATACTAACATCGCTATTTCAGATGTTCAGCATCAAGCAGGTCGATCTGACATTTACCAGCAGCCACTCCCATCTTATATCCAAGTTACTTTAGTTGCCTTGAATGGTCAAACATTACCTTTTGATATTAATGACAGTTTAGATTTACAGGTGAAAGATAGTTCAGGAACTTATGTAAGCCTATTTGGTGGCGATCTAACTGATGTAACAGTTCAGGTCAGAAATACTGGCGCAGCAGCCACAGTAGTTGAATACACATTAATTGCAATGGGATCTTTAGCCAAACTTACAAAAGAAATTTGGGATGACAATATCTCCCAAGCTGAGGATGGCGATCAGATCTACACAATCCTTTCCAGCGTATTGCTTGGAACTTGGAATGATGTGCCAGCAGCTTCACAATGGTCAACTTACAATGCAACTGAAACTTGGGCTAATGCAGTTAATTTAGGATTAGGCGAAATAGATCAACCCGGCCTTTACACAATGACTGCTCAATCAACCACAGTTGATACGATCTATAACATTATTTCAGAGATTGCCAATTCAGCATTTGGATATGTTTATGAAGCCAATAATGGGAATATCGGGTATGCCGATGCAGACCACAGACAAAACTATTTGCTTACCAATGGTTATGTTGAATTAGATGCTGGTCATTCTTTAGGTTCTGGCTTATCTACTGTTATGCGCTCAGGTGATGTTAGAAATGACATATACATCAATTATGGCAATAACTTTAATTCACAGGTTACAGCTAGTGATGCCAACTCAATTGCCCTATATGGCTACAAAGCTGAAAGCATCAATTCTAGGGTTCAGGGTGCAGTAGATGCTCAGGCTATTGCCGATCGGTATATAGATCAAAGAGCTTACCCACAGCCAGCATTCCAATCCATAACATTCCCAATAACTAACTCAGAAATTGACAATGCTGATCGTGATGATTTATTAGGCGTGTTTATGGGAATGCCGGTTGATATTAAAAATTTGCCAAGCCAAATATCAGGTGGCACATTTCAAGGATATGTTGAGGGCTGGTCATGGAGCACACGATTTAATGAGCTGTTTTTAACAATTAATGTTTCCCCAACTGCATTTAGCCAAGTGGCGATGCGTTGGAATACCACGCCAATTACAGAGGCTTGGAACACAATAGACCCAAGTTTGACTTGGGAATACGCTACAATAATCTCATGAGGATAGGATAAAATGGCAACCACTACCAATTATAGCTGGACTACTCCAGATGACACCGCGCTGGTTAAAGACGGCGCAGCTGCTATTCGCACACTTGGTTCATCTATTGATACCACAACCAAGAATTTGAATCCGTCAACAACTGCTGGAGATATTGAATATCGTTCATCAACTCCAAATGTAAATACTAGATTACCACTTGGAACTGCTGGTCAAGTATTAAAAGTTAATAGCGGAGCAACCGCACCTGAATGGTCAAGCGATAATGCCGGAATGACAAATCCAATGACTACAACAGGCGACACAATTTATTCATCAAGTGGTTCAACTCCCGCAAGACTTGCACTTGGAACTGCTGGTCAAATATTAAAAGTAAATTCTGGCGCAACCGCACCTGAATGGGGGGCTGCTCCTACTGCTGGCGCAAACTGGAGTTTACTTAATTCAGGTGGCACAGCATTAACAGGGGCGCAAACAATTACTATTTCTGGAATATCTGGCGCAGATAAAATAATGGCAGTAATAAATTACGCAAGTGCTGGCGCAGATACAGCATTTAATTTTAGATTAAACGCAGATACTGGCAATAATTATGATACATACGCAATGATGCTAACTAGCCCGAACACTTACAGTAAAAACAATTTGGATGTTTTTACTAATCAAGTTGGTTCAAGCATACAATTTGCGACACAGAGTAGCAATGGAGTAGATTACGCAGCTGGCGGAATTACTGTTACTGGGTGTAACTCAGCAGGCGTAAAAGCCTTTCAACTTGTAGGGGGTTCAAGCAATACGAATGGTAGTGGGAGTAAAGCTTATGTAGCGCAAGGCGTTTACAATAGTTCATCAACAATTACAAGCATTTCAATTGTAAGCACTGTTGGAAATTTTGATAATGGCACAATATATGTTTATACAAGTGCATAAGGAGATAATATGAAAATAATTGAAAAAGAATTTAATGCATTAACTGGCGAGGAAACAATTACTGAGCGTGATGAAACTCCTGCGGAGAAAAAACAACGCGAAACATTTGCTAAAGAATATGCAGCAAAACAAGCCGAAGCCGAAGCAAAAGCAACTGCTAAAGCAGCAATTCTTGATCGCATCGGTTTAACTGCCGATGAACTTAAAACGATACTTGGCTAATGAAAGCTTGGTTATCTAAAGCTGCTGTTCAATTAAGAGAACAAACTGATGACTGCTTCCCTGATCGCAAGCGTGCCAGCGATGGGTGGATTGGTGATGCTCGTCATTCAGCCAGAGTATCTGACCATAACCCAAACGAACAGGGTGAGGTTTGTGCCATTGACATTGACGCTCGCCTTTCTGACCAAGAAGGAGTTAGTTTCGATCTGGCAGATCAAATTCGACAGGCAGCAAAAATTGATAAGCGTATATCTTACATAATCCACGCTGGTAAAATATGTTCAGGTAAATCGCTTTGGCGTTGGGTTAAGTATCGTGGCATTAATCCACACCATAAGCATATCCATGTAAGTTTTAAGCCAAACCAAACTGGCGAGAAGTTCGACATCCCACTACTGAAAGGCAATTAATGAAACTAACTAAAAAACACAAAGCAGCAATTAAGTCATATTTAAGAGCTGTCGCAGCTAGTGGAATAACAGTTGCTTTAGCAATCGTGGCTGACATTCATCCAGCCTATGCAACTATGCTTGGTGCAATTGTTGCGCCTATTGCAAAGGCATTAGATCCAAAGTCCGGGAGTGAAGCAGATTATGGCCTTAGTGAAAAATGACACCGAACGAATTAGTCGCATTTGGCGTTGGCGTTTGCAGTATCGCGGGCGCTTTATTGCTGGCTCTACGATGGGTTATTAAAAGTTTCCTAAGCGAACTTAAACCCAATTCTGGTAGTTCAATGAAAGATCAAATTACTAGACTAGAACAGCGTGTTGATGATCTGTTCACCTTAATCAGTAAGCGATAATTTCTGTTATGGCGAACACACGGAAACAACCTAAACGCAAAAAAGTTAATCGTCGTCGCGTTCGCCACACTCCTGAAATAAGCAAACTGGATCAATGGTATATCGTTAAACATGAGATATTCAAAACAGCTCGTAAGGCTGGATTCTCAGAGTCGGTAGCACTATATCTAATGGATAATCCTGACTCAATGCCTGACTGGATCGTAGGCGACAAAGGGATAATCCCAACTATTCCAACTCCCGATGAGGATGAAGATTAATTAAAGCTAACCGGAGATACCTCGTTACGCCAGATTTACAGATTCCGCTTCACCATCCAAAAGCCGTTGCCAACCTTATTAAAATGGCAAAACATGAGAAATTTGATTATGTATTAAATGTCGGAGATGAAATGGATCTCGGCAGTCAGTCGCGTTGGGCAAAAGGAACTAAGTTAGAATTTGCTGAAACGCTTGATGAGGAAAGAAAACTAGGCCAAGAGATCCTTTACGATCTAGGCACTACAGATATTGTTAGATCAAATCACACAGATAGAATTTATCAAACCTTGCTTAAAGGTGCGCCATCACTTATTGGATTGCCAGAATTAGATTATGCAAAATTTATGGATTTCGCTGGCTTAGGCATACGATTCCACAAAAGAGCTTATGAGTTTGAAAAGGGCTGGCATTTGGCTCATGGCGATGAAGGCAACATGTCTAAGCATGCAGGTATAACAGGCCTTAATTTGGCCAAGAAATGGCATTCTAGCGTGGTTTGTGG